ATTAAAGAAAAACAAAGACGGTAATCTAGAATTAAACAAAGAAGCATTTAGATATCTCGAAAAAGCCGAGCCAACAAAAGACGACAAATATGGTCATATGTATTCTGATGCTAAAACAAGAAAGCAGTTTCAAGATATATATGCAAATCTGAGAGATTCTAGAACAGAGACAGCCAAAAGAGCCACAAACGCTTCTATGTCAAAACACATTCAGAATATTATGGCTCAACAAAAAGATCCTTCTAAACATGAAATGATTAGAGAATTTATGAAAAAATTCTATAACATTGGCAGACAAGAAGGACAAATGCCAGTTGTTAGATTGAATACTGCTAAAAATACAGCGGGCGCTGTTAAGAAAGGAGCTCCAGAAAGAGTTTCTACAGTATCAGATGCAGAGTCTGATTTTGACAAGGGATTCAATTCTTCGATTGGTAACTATAAAGTTACTAGTAATCCAGGAACTATCAACACTACCATAACTTCGCCATCAGGTCATAACGCTAGTTTGGTAGTTGATTCTTCGCCAGCTGGTGGTGGTAGTATGGTAAACAGGGCGGGAGTTCACGTTTGGGATAAATCAGTCCATGGTGAAGAACCAGCCCCTGCACCTGCTCCAACAAAAAGAACCAAAGCAGTAAGCACTAGAGTTGCACCAAACGGGTTTCCAGAGCATATGCACCAAGCGCATAAAGATACAACATACATGGGACACCAAGACATATGAGAATAGATTTCAAAACCTTTCTTTCAGAACAAGCAGCTGCCCCAGAAGGAAAAGCGCTAAAACACTTAACTCATGTCGAAGATCATGTCATTCACAATGGTCATGATGGTGTTGCTACTGCCGACGAACATCTTCGTGGTATGCACGATATGTTACTTGGTAAAAGATCAAGTTTGCACGCTTCTACGAAATACGATGGTGCACCATCAATTGTATTTGGACAGCATCCAGAAACTGGTCAGTTCTTCGTAGCATCAAAATCAGCGTTTAACAAAACGCCAAAGATTAATTATACTGAAGAAGATATTGAACGTAATCATGGCCATGCTCCTGGATTAGTTGAAAAGCTAAAACATGCATTGCGTCATCTTCCTGGTATTATGCCACGTGAAGGCGGGATATATCAGGGCGACCTAATGCATACAGAGGGTGATGCAGTAACAAAAGACGGCAAAACTTCTATAACTCCAAATACATTATCATATTCTGCTGCAAGCGATTCGCCAGAAGGCAGAAATATGGCAAAGAAACTCGGTGTTGTCGTTCATACAAAGTATACTGGGCGTGGTGGTTTAGGTAGTATGTCAGCGCAGCCACTAGATGATAAAACACGTGCTAAATTCAGAGATCATCCAGACGTTAATAATATTGATCCAACAATAGACGTTAATCCTTCTAATTATTCTCCAGAAGATCAGAAGGCATTTCTTAATCATATGGATAAAGCTAAAAGAGTTTATGCTTCTATGAAACCAGAAGCAATGGACGCTGTTGCTGGACATGGAGCTAATCTAGAAGGCCATATTAATAATATGATTAGAACTGGCGGAACTGCATCAGTTCAGGGTTATATGGATCATTTAACTGCAAGACATCAGAAAGATCTAGAAAAAGTCAAGACAGACGCTTCCAAGCAAAAGAAAATACAAGCACATGGTGAATTGCTTTCTCACATCAGCAATAACAGAGAGCATTTCGAAAAGCTATTACAACTTCATGGTCATCTACAAGATGCCAAAAACGTTCTAGTTGGCGTTTTGGCTAAGAATGCTCCATACGAGCATAGCGTTGCTGGTGAGCACACTGGTCCAGAGGGAACAGTTGTTGTTGATAAAAAGGGTAATGCTTCGAAATTCAATAACAGAAGAGAATTCAATCGCCTAAATTTCTTGAAAGGCGCATTCCAGAAACAGCAGGTAGCAAATGCAGAAGCACAACTTCAGTAATTATTTTTTAGCAGAAGCAGATAAAACAACTCATGTAATGACATTCATGAGAGCCAATCCACCAACTATTGGTCATGAGCGAGTTGTCAATCATGTTATGGATCTCGCTAAAAATTTAGATGCAAATCATAGCATAGTTCTATCTCATTCTTTTGATGGCGATAAGAACCCATTAACTGCTGAACAGAAATTAAGACATGCACAGATAGCATTTCCTGGCGCTAATGTAACAACTTCATCGCCAGAATCTCCAACATTGTTACACCACGCTTCAGAATTACATAAGAAGGGCGTAAAGAATTTACACCTTGTTGTTGGGCAGGACAGAGTGGAACAGTTCCAACAACTATTATCTAGATATAACGGTCAAGAAGGACCACATGGATTCTTTAATTTCGATAATATTACTGTTCACTCTGCTGGTGGGCGTGATCCAGACGCTGAGGGCGTTGAAGGCGTTTCAGGAACAAGCCAAAGAAACCACGCAAGACTAGGAAACTTTGAAGGTTTCCGTGCAGGCGCTCCAAGTCGTATGACAGACGAACAAGCCGCTTCTCTAATGAATGATATTCGTAACGCTAAAGCTCCAGAGAAACCAAAGAAGCCAGCAGCAAAGAAAAAACTTAAAGAAGATACAACAACTGCAGTAGATGTTAGAGGACTAGGATATATAACTGGAGATCCAGCAGTCGATAGTTCTGTTACAACAAACGATGTTGATTCTAATTTCTTCAGAGGAGGATTAACTTCTTCGATAAAGAAAAGCGATAATCCTTTGGCTGCTAGAATAGGTTTTAAATCGTTTAACCCTAATATGATCTCAAGAGATAAAACTCTACAATACTGGGACACAGACGAGAATGGTGACCCATTAAAGGGTAGAAGGAAGAAATAATGGCACAGTTTCGTAAAGACACTCATCAATATTTACCAGACGGTAAGACTATATTTGAAGTTGTTATGCTCGCCGATCAGTTTGGTAATCAAGTTGGTCCAGCAAATCCAACAGGAACTGCTGTTGATGCTTTTGGAAGAGCGAGAGTTTCGAGCCCATTAACTCTTTTTGATTCCTCTCATCGTTACCGTGATAACAATTTATGGTCCACTTCAAACACTGCCGGTGGAACTTATGCCTTTTCTACCAACGAAGGTCTTGTTAATCTAAACGTATCTACTGCAACAGATGCAGAAGTTGTTCGTGAAACAACTAAAGTATTTTCTTATCAGCCTGGTAAATCCCTTCAGATTATGAACACTTTTGCTTTCAATACTGCAAAAGCTAATTTAAGACAACGTGTTGGATACTACGGCGCCAAAAATGGTTTTTATTTAGAATTAGATGGCACAACTCTTTCTTTTGTTGAAAGAACTTATGTATCTGGTGGTTTACAAGAAACGAGAGTTTCTCAGGCAAATTGGAATATTGACAAATTAGACGGCGTTGGCGCTTCTCTGTTAACATTAGATATCACAAAAGCTCAAATTCTGTGGATGGATATTGAATGGCTTGGTGTTGGTTGCGTTAGACTTGGGTTTGTTATTGATGGTAAATTTATTCATTGTCATACATTCTATCATTCAAATTTGGTAACAACAACTTATATTACAACAGCTTCATTACCATGCCGTTATGAAATTAAAAATACTGGAACTACTTCTGGTTCAAGCACCTTAAAACAAATTTGCACCTCTGTTATTTCAGAAGGTGGTTACGAACTAAGAGGATTACAACAAGCCATTGGAACAGCTATTGGCGCTCCTAGAGATTTAACAACAGTTAATACATATTATCCAGTTGTCTCAATTAGATTGAAGGCTTCTCCTGATAGACTGGATGCTATTGTTATTCTTACTGCTTTATCGATACTAGGAATAACCAACAATGCTAATTATAATTGGAGAGTAGTAGCTTCTGGTACAACTACAGGCGGAACATGGACTACTGCAGGAGATGATTCTGCTGTTGAATATAATCTTACAGGAACAAGTTTTGCTGGTGGAAGAATTTTGGCGTCCGGATGGACCAGTGGTTCTAATCAGGGTTCAAGTCCTGTTGATATTCTAAAAGAAGCACTATTTAAGTTTCAGCTGGAAAGAAATGGACTTACTTCCTCTCCTTATGAGTTAACATTAGTTGCTGCATCCGATGCTGGTGCTGCTGATATATACGCTTCTATGGACTGGGAAGAAGTATCAAGATAATATCTTTTATAAATAGAACGTCAGTGCGATAAGGCTATGGGCAGACTCGCATATATTAGGAAAACCCAAGGGAAACTCCGATGAAAAAATACTCTACTTTTGGAACTCAGCTAGGCGAGTCTGCTCTAGATCTCACTGACAGAGCCAAGCTATCTCTCTATAAAAAATCCCAAAATTCAGGCATCTCGACCGATATTCTTGAAGAAGTATATCGTAGGGGTTATCGTTGCTGGACCGAAGCATTCGGTGGCACACCAGAACAATTCGCATTCGATCGAGTTAATTCGTTTATTGCTGATGGATTTGCTGCACAACTCGATGAAGATCTCAAAAAGGCATGTTGGAAGGGCTACGAAGCCATTGGAATGAAGAAAAAGAACGGTAAGACCGTTCCTAATTGCGTTCCAGTCAAAGAACAGTTGAACGCTCCGCTCCCACCAATCGAAACTATTGCCAAGAAATTCGAAAAGCCAGTTGAAACTATCAAGAGAGCTATCAAATCTGGTTCTAAGGTCGAAAAAGAACACACCAAAGATCAAACAACAGCCGAAAAAATCGCCAAAGCTCATGTCAATGAGCGTCCAGATTATTACAAGAAACTCGATAAGGCTGGATTGGAAGAACAAGAAGAAGCAAGATCAAAAGATCCAAATAAGCCATGCTCAAGATTTATTGGCTCTGACGAGCTAGTAACAATCTATAAGTCACAGACTCCAGGCCAGATTGTTAAGAAAGTTGTTCGTGAAAATCTCGATGAAGCAACATACAAGGGCAAAACTGTTCCTCTTAAC